CATGAGGCACTCGACATCGAAGTCGACGTACACCCTTGATGGACCCATTCCTTCCCAGTACTCCCTTTCGGGGTGGTACGAAGAAGAGATGGAGCGTAAGGAACGATATCCTGTCGTTCCCGTCATACCCTTTCCTCTGCCAACGCTGCCTCTCCTTACGGGGAAGCAGATGTCGATTCTTGGAGCGCTTGCTGTCCTGAAGGGCATCAAGCCCTAAGAGCAGTTTCGTTCCAGGAGAATTTCTCACATGTTAGGTAACACTTTCGTCTTGCCGCAGGTTGGTGGTGACATCACCTGCGTCTTGGTCAACCAGGACGTGTACTCATCCGAGTACAGGTTCACAAACAGCACGGACAGGTATACTGTGAAAGTTAGACACAGCACGGTCAAAGCGACCGGTGTCTATCCTCAGTATGATCGCCATAACGTGGAAGTGGTTCGTACCACGTTCCAAGTTGGCGACGTCGGCGAGTACTACCAGAAGTTTTTCTTCGTCCTTGAAGTCAAACCTGGTACCACCTCGGTCGTACTAGCAGATGCAGTGGCCGACAAGATTATCTTGTCGTCCAATGCTCTCGTGTCCGCTCTGTTGCAGTGGGAATCGTAATTCCTCTCCGCGATCGCCCTGACTTGTCGTCAGGGTGCGGTGAAGGTTGAGGCCCACTTGGCTGAGAAAGTGACTTGACGCATGGGACATCTATAGGAGGTTTAATCCTGGAGAATGTCTAATCGCCATGTCAGTGAGTTGAGAAAGGTGTACAAACACATCTTCCAAGATGCTATGTATGCCTTCCCGACAATGAGGATGGAACTTGAGAGAGATCTCACCCATCTTCAGAGTGTCGTTGATTCGCGGGGGGTCTCCGTTTACATGGAGACCCTTCCGAAAATCGGCAAGCACCTCGATAGGTGTCTTGCTGGTGGCCAGTACTTACAGTCCGGACTTCCTCTGACAAAGAGGGTCTCGGGCCGCGTATTGATCCCCGCATTTATGCGTGGGTTATACTTACTGGTTTTTGACGACACTGGTCGTTTGAAGGACGACGCAAACCTGGAAGCTATCACATTCTTGCGGCAGATTGTTTTTGCTGCGAAGAAAGCTAGCTTCCCTTGCACTGCAGAAAAGGCCGCCACGGAAGTGGAGGAATTCTATGCAGTCGATCAGACACTGCCCGAACCAGACCGGTTTTGGGAGTGTGAGACCGAGGCTCTCGCCTCAATAAAGGAGACCTTTCATGGTTTCGAAAAGTCTGCCCTCTACAGGGCAAGAGCTGACGCTCTCTTTCCGCATACGCGGAAAGACCTCACGATCGTCCTTGGGATTCTCGACAGGGTGTCGGGGATCCTTACCTCAAGTCTCGGATCTTACGATCCTTCCGACTGGAGGTTCAAGCACGGACCAGGAGCTATTGCAGAGCATTCTGGAATCTCCAACAAATATTGTTGGGGAAACTGGAGCGATGCTCTGGAAACCGAGTTCCCGTACGCCGATTATGCTTTCCATAGCTATTCGGCATGGGCAACAAGATGCAACGATCATCCGAGCGTTGGTTCTAGGAACCAGCATTCAAGAATGGTCGCTGTCCCGAAGTCCTACTCGAAGCCGCGGCTCATCGCCGCAGAGCCGAGTGAGAACCAGTGGTGCCAACAGAACCTGTGGCACTACTTCTCTGACCGATCGACAGCTTGCTGGGTTGGGGAATTTGTTCGCTTTCGCGATCAAAGCCTCAATCAACAACTTGCCAAGATTGGCTCAGGGAACGGGTCTCTGGCTACAGTCGACTTGTCGGCTGCTAGCGACAGAGTTTCTTGCCACGCTGTTGGGCAGGCATTCCGGGGAAATCTCCGGTTGCTTTCCGCCCTTCGAGCGTCTCGGACCCAATCGGTCGGACAGACTCTCAGCGCACGAGCGCCTGAGGTCATCCGGTTGAGAAAGTTCTCAACCATGGGTAGCGCCTGTACCTTCCCGGTAGAGTCTCTGATTTTTCTGTGTGTGGCAGTGTCCTGCGCCTTGGTAAAGCGCGGGCTTAATGCTACGTTGCAGAATATCATGCTCCTCAAGGGAAGTATCGCTGTCTTTGGGGACGACATAGTCGTTCCCTCTGACTGTCGGGAGCTTCTCGTATCCACCCTTGAGCTACTCCAGTTCAAGGTCAACGACGCAAAGACGTTCTGGGAAGGAAACTTCCGAGAGTCCTGCGGAGTTGAGGCCTTTCGAGGGGTCGACGTGACCCCTGCGTATTGGCACTGTTGGTACGATGGCAAACCAGCCTCGTTAGCGAGCGTGGTGGCGACATCAAACAACTTTTACCAAAAGTTTATGATGTCGACATCCAACTATCTCGCGTCGACACTACCGGGGATAATACCCCATGTAGCCCAACGATCTGGCGCCTTTGGTCTTCACTCGCGTACAGAACCCGATAACCGTTTCCTACGTAGGAGATGGAATTGGGAACTTCAGCGTGAGGAGATCTACGCTCGGACCCTTATCGGGTCGTCCAGTAGATCGCCGACCAATGACGACACTGCGTTTTTACAGCTCTTTACTGAGCGCCCTGGACCAGGCATTGCCTGGCGCCATGGTATTACGCAGAGACCTCGGATTCAAGTGAAGCCGAGGTGGGTATCACATGATGACCTAATTTCTCAATAGGGTCGTCAATGTGAGGGTGATCCAAATGGTGGCTAACTTGCCTTCCGGTTACACCCCTCTTCTACGGGCCCTTCTAACGCTTCTTGCGTTGAAGGATCTAGCGAAGAGTTAGGTACCGGTTGCGCGAGATGCCATACCGTTTGAGATTAGGAAAGAG